GGCAGGGCGGTCATCAGCGGCCCACGGCCATAGATTTCGCCGGCCACCTTCATGTAGCGGCTGATCACCCAAGGGCTCATGTTGCGGCGGCGGTAGACCAGCTCTTGCTTGGTTGTCTTGTCAATAACGTGGTAGCAGTAGTCGCCGCGCTTGTGGTCATAGATGGTTGCCTCAAGCAACTCAATGTCATCGGTTGGCTTGTTCTCAATGCGCCGCTGCATGTCCTCAGGTATCTCGGCATCTGGCCACTGGCGCTGGATGCTTTCGCCCTTCATGCGCATGCGCCGGTAGACGTTATCCACCTGGCCGTTGGCACCTTCCTCGTAGCTCACCAAGAACAGCGGCACGGGGATGAAGTTAAGCGGCTGCACATCGTCACCAGGCTGCACCATCATGCAGGCGGTGCCGACGGCCAGATCCAGCAAGAACTCGCCCATGGCAATGTCAAAATTGCTCTGGTTAAGCATGGTGAACATCTTGTCCTGGTAGACCTCCAGTACGGCCTGGGCCTGCTGCCTGCGCTCTGCGGGGATATCTGATCCAGCTTCAAGCTTGGCCCACTTGCGTTGCGGTGGGAACACTACAGACTGCAATCTGTTCGCAAACCTTTGGGTGCTATTGATTGCTGTACTATCAAAAACTCGTTGCATCTTTTTGGAGCCCGTGGCACCACCTTCCCACACTCCATAGAGCTGGCGCTGGGGCAGGGCAAACTCGTAGGCATCTTGGTACAGCTGCTGAAATTCGTCTTTCTTAGACTGCGCGGCCACCTGCCGCTTGAGGATCTGTTCTGGTGTCAGGCGCATGCCGCCTGGTGTTGTTTTGTCGTATTCCATAGTCACTTCTTCTCTCTGGCCGCTGCCATGTTGTCAACCAAATTTGGGTATGGCCTGCCAGCTTTTGCAGCACGGCGCATGGCATTGCGCTTTTCGGCTGATGACAGCTCCTTGGGTTTGCCTATGTCTTTTGGCCTTGGTTTGTCCCACACTTCTTTCATCATCGCTCCCTTATTCGTACCATTCAAGTTGTAAAGATGCAGCATGTGATGCGCTATTTACATTGGTTAATCTAAACAAATAGTTTGTCAGTGGTTTCAGTACATATTCAAGTGAACCAGCCGCACCACCACTAGACTTTTTGCCAACACCGCCAGGGATAATCTGTACATCAATCTCAGTACCAACAGATGTGACTGTTGGATTGATTACCATTGCCACTTGGCTTACATTGCTAACAGCGTAATTGCGATTTCTGTTGATTGGCGTAAATGCAGTTCCACCAGTGGTAGATGTGCCTTCATAGATGTACAACTCTGCGTCACCAAGACACATTCCATCAGCAGTTACATGTGGAAATACACCAGATGGAGATGCCAAAACAATGTTAATACTTGCACCAGTTGCCAAAGGTGCTGAGTCTGGCGCAATCTTGTACGCAAAATAAGCACGACCATCGTGATTACGCTGATGATTGACATCAACCATGATTACAGGCGCATCAGCGCCAGCAACCACTTGTGTGCCAGCATTGTTTTTGTGCGTCAGTACAACGTGTCTTGCGTTGGTTGTGTCTGACTCGCGAGTTACTGTAATGACAGCCATCAGTCGTTTTCCATCTCATCGGTGATTGGCCCACCTACCAGCCACGCATCGCATGTTCGGCTGTCAGCACACTTGAAATGCAACAATTCACAGTAGCCAAGACCAGCGGCTTCAACCACATCCTCGTCGTACCCGGCTTCTTGCTCTGGGCGCTTGGCCTCAATGCCAGCTTTGATGCAATCCAGCATTTGGCTGGTCACAATGAATGCCGCACAGTTGCCGCAGCGCATGCCCATGGCCTCGGCCTCGCTGGTGTTGAGCATGATCGACTTCTTGAGCCAAAAGATGCGGTTGTTCTCCGTATCATTGGGGTTGGCTGGGCCGTAGCCGTAGTGCTCAAACGCAAAGTTGCGAGCCTTGAGATTTTCAGCCAAGTCGCGTGTCGCGATAGGGCACGAATACTCTTCCTCTTCCAACTCAACCTCTGCCAACATGGTGCGCTCGGTTGCCATCATTTGCCCTTCTTGAGCTTGTCTGCTTCGCTCATTGCAATTGCCACGGCTTGCTCACGGCTGGCTACCTTGTCGCCGCTGGAGCTTTTTAGCTTGCCAGCCTTGTACTCACGCATGACCTTGTGAACCTTGTCTTGCATCTTTGCTTTCATGTCTTTCATGACTGAGCTCCTGACAGTAAAGGTCTTGAGCCTCTGCGAGACACGGCACCTAGCTTGGCAGCGCGGCGCTCATCAACCTCACGCTTGAATGTGTTTTCAGCCTCAGTCTTTTTGGCTGCAAACTGGTTTGAATCAAATTCGGGTACTACTGGAGCTTCTGGCGGTTTTTCAGTAAACGCCCCTGGATTTGTTGGGGCAACCGGGGCCGCCCCTTCAACTAAAGGTTTTAATGTCCATGTCCTTGTTCCTTTTCTACCCGCATCAAATGGCGTTACTGCATATTCAAAACCATATTTTTGAGGATTATTTTTAGGGTCAAGAACATTTATTTTTTTACCATTTATCGTGAAATATGAAATGCTGCTTTGCGGGGGGCTAGGGTCTTCGGTTACCAATATTTCTTGCGCAGCATCTACTTTCTTTAGGTAACTATCCATTGATTTTTGATAGTCCGCAGATGATGTGTTGTATTGGGTAAGGTTGCTTAAATAGGATCCGTATTTTTCGTCGTACAACTTTTTTGCCGCCTCAAATGGCTTTTGTTTTTCGGCAACAGTTGTGGAATATTTTGAAAACGCGGTTTCATATTCGCCAGTAATACCAGCAATGTTGCTTTGGTATTGCTTTCCCAGGCGTTCAATGTCGGATGTGCTGCGCCGGGCGATCTGGCGCTGTTTGAATTGTGGAAGGGTGGCCATTACTGCAACCTCATTCCACCGTTGCTTAGATCAACTGGCACCCCCAGCTCCGCATTCATGCGCTCGTTTGACAAAAGGGATCTGCGGCCCCCACGGGTGCGCGCTTTGAGTGCAGAGGCTTCGGACGCTGCAGCTTTGCGGCGCTCCTCGTCAACAGAAGCTTGCACTTCTTTGGCCTTTTTCTCCATCTCATTTTTGTTGGTTGCGTAGTTTGCTTGCGAGGATTCAAACTGATCTTTAGCAGTCTGGGCTTGTTGCGCAAGAGATGCGCCCTGCTTGGCGTACTCAGCAGTTTGCTTGCCCAACTCAGTGCGCATGGCTGCTTGGTCAGAAGCCTGCTGTGCCAGCATATTGCGCTGATCATTTTCAGCACTTTCGCGTGCTTTACGCGATTCGTTTGCGCCGTATAAAGTACTTAGAAAAATAGATGCTGCAATCCATGCCATCGTTAACTCCTTATTAAGACTTCGTCAATTGTTTCTGGGTCTGTTTCATCAGTGGCATGTATGCAATACCAGACGCTGTCGGTCAGGCCGATCACTTCATGGTTTTTGCCAGCCTCAATATTGATGCAAGCAGGCGCTCGGTATTCAGTTTCAACACCATCTACCAACACAGCCACCCAACCTTTGGCCAAAATGCTCATATGGTCATAGCTGTGGCTGTGCTGGGTCAAGCAGTAGTTCTCTGGAATGTGTGTTTCTTTTGCATACACACCAGCAGAAAAGAAATGCTTGATTAAATGGTCAAAGGGAACGTCAGTAATGATGAGGTTGCTCATACCAAAAGATTCTATTGAAATCTGTACACCGCGCAATAGGCCGATATCACGGCGATATATAGCTACGCAAACACATCAAATTCGGTGCTGGCGTTGGACTGGCCCATAGGTCGGCCACCAAGCTGGTGGGTGCGGGTCATGCGGTTGTACTCACCGCCGCCCAGCATCAGGTATCCGAATGAGTCGCCAATGTGGGAGTGCTCATTCTTGTTGGGCGCATCCCTAAAGCGCTCCTGGCCAGCGCCAACCGCCACCCGCTTGAAGTGGTAGCCACCGGCAAGCGCCTTGCGCAGCAGCTTGCACTCGCGGTTGACAATAAGCCCTGGCTTGCCTTGGATTAGGCGCTGCATGGGCGCTGCGGCTGCCTCCCGGCGAACCTTAGCGTCGTTGCTTGCGGGGGGGTGGGCTTCGACGCCAGCCCACCGCCAGCAGCGACCACTAGGTTCGCGGGGAGGC